AACGCATTAAACGAAGTTATCAGAGAAAAGAACGACGGCGTATTGGATAAATCATATATGGTTGATTGGTTAGAATTTGAAAACACATTGTTATTAACGAACGAAATCGGTTTACAAAAAATACCTACCAAAATATTCCAAATCATAGACACAACCACTTGGGGAAAAAAATAAAAAAAAGCTTGACATTGTCATAAATCTTTACTATATTATAGTGTAAGTTTTTTGACAATTAACAAGGTTCGTAATGAGACGAACGGCGTAAGCCAGGCGAGGTGTGGTGTGGGTTCTCATTGTGAAAAAAAATAAAAAAAAAGCTTGACTTTTTCATTTTTTCTTGTTATATTATAGTGTAAGTTATTTGACAATTAGGTAGTAAATTCATCACGAAAATCTTATCGTGTCCCGTGGGGCGATGTTAACGGCGTTAAGACAGGTTAGTGAAGGTAAACAAACAAACAGAATCACTTTGGAAGCATTGTGTGGTTTGTTCCGATATGCCAGTTGGATTGACATTGAATCAGATACTTGTTTTAGAAATATTACTCGGGGTTCTTTGCCAGTTGGGTGTCAAGGGGTGGTGAGAAAAGTAGCTCGTGGGAGAAACTCAGTTAGCTTATAATGACTTGTTATGACCTAAAGAGTGAGGCCTTGAGATGTTTACTACCTTTGTTAAAAAAAATTAAAAAAAATCTCATTTTGGGATTTTTGTTTTATATATATAAATATACTTAGTTAGTTAGGTATTAGTTTTTTGACAATTTGGAATTGGAAAGTATAGAGAGTAATTAACTCTATATGGGATTGGCTGAAAAATGGGTAGACATTTGAAGCCCATAAGGCAATCTAAGACAAAGTTGTGGTGACTTGATAGTTGGAAAATATTTTAACTATCTATATCGACAGATATTGTCTAATGTATTTCCGTAAAAAAAATAAGAAGATGATTCTTATGACTCTATTGTAGGTAAGGGTAAAACTGAAATCCTACTTAATGGCTGAATAATCTACACTTGGAGAGATAAAGCATTTACATAGAAGTTGTATTCACATCAATGAGGAATAACCACCTTGAGATGAACTATCGTAACTGATAGATGTAAAGTTTAGAGTTAAAAAAATCCAAGACGGAAATTGTGAGTAATCATTAATCTCGCATCCCCAACATATTCCAAAATTTTAAAGCCCCAACGATTTTTAGTTTCCACCTTTTATACAGACTTAAAAACAATGGGGCTTTTTTTTACTAAAACGCAAAAAAAATTACATTTTTACAAATATATATTATACTTATTAATGTATCAAGGTTATACTTGATTAATAAATGACAAATGAAAAATAAAAATAGGAGAATGAAAAATGGACTTAAATGCAATTCGCAAACGTCTCGGTCAATTACAGACCACAAACAATCGCACATCAAGTCTTTGGAAACCGCAACCAGGTAAAACCCAAATTCGTATCGTGCCTTATGAATTCAATAAAGATAATCCTTTCATTGAATTATTCTTTCACTACAATCTGAACAATCGTTCTTATTTATCACCAATCAGTTTTGGTCGTCCAGACCCAATTGAAGAGTTCGCACAAAAACTCAAAGGTAGTGGTAATAAAGAAGATTATCAATTATCTAAGAAACTTGAAGCAAAGATGAGAACCTTTGCGCCAGTTATCGTTAGAGGTGAAGAATCTCAAGGTGTGAAATTTTGGGGATTTGGTAAAACGGTTTATCAAGAACTACTATCAATTATAGCTGACCCTGATTATGGCGACATAACAGACCCAGTTAACGGTAGAGATGTAGTGGTTGAATTCATTTCAGCAGAAGAAAGTGGTGCAAGTTTCCCTAAAACAAACATTAGAGTGAAACCTAATCAAACACCAATTTCTGATGAACCATCAGTGCTTGAAAAAGTCAAGACATCACAGAAAGACATAACTGAAATTTATCAAGAGCAGTCATACGAGGACTTAACTAATGTTCTAAACGAATGGTTAAATCCAAGTGAGGACTCAACAGAAGAGGAAGAAGTGAAACAAGAAAGTGTTTCAACTTCTGACTTAGGAACTTCTAAAGTGAAAGACACTTCAGAAGCTTTTGATGAATTATTCAATTCTTAAACAATAACAATGTGGGGGTTGAATAATCAATCCCCATACAAACACGGAGTAAGAGAATGTCAGTAAATGATGTATTGGCTAAAACATTAGCCGACTCTTTGAATAAAAAATTCAAAGACACAAACAAAGTAGCATACTTCTTAGACGGAAGTGATGCGACACCAACAGATATCAAGGAATTTATCTCAACAGGTAGTTCCACATTAGACTTGGCTATATCAAATAAGCCAAACGGGGGTATTGCAGTTGGTAGAATTACAGAAATCAATGGATTAGAATCAAGTGGTAAATCATTACTTGGTGCACACATCTTAGCAGAAACTCAAAAGAAAGACGGAGTAGCAGTTTATATAGATACTGAAACATCAGTCAGTCAAGAGTTTATGGAAGTCATTGGTTTAGATTTAAATAAGATGTTATATTTACATTTAGAAACCGTAGAAGAAATCTTTGAAGCAATTGAAGAAATCGTAACACAAGTTAGAGAATCTGATAAAGATAGGTGTGTAACGATATTGGTTGATTCATTAGCAGCCGCATCAACGAAAGTTGAAATGGATGCGGACTTCGATAAAGACGGATATGCCACATCAAAGGCAATCATTATATCAAAAGCTATGAGAAAAATCACTCAAATGATTGGAAGACACAACATAGCATTGGTATTCACTAATCAATTAAGACAAAAACTTGGAGTAATGTTTGGAGACCCTTGGACAACAAGTGGTGGTAAAGCATTACCATTTCACGCATCAACTCGTATCAGACTAAAGAATATGGGTCAGATAAAAGATACAGGTAAAAATGTATTGGGTATGAAGTGTAGAGCACAGATTGTCAAGAATAGATTAGGTCCACCTTTGAGACACGCAGACTATGATATGTATTTCGATAGAGGAATCGACAACTATGGTGGTTGGTTAACCGTTATGAAAGAACACAAACTTGTAAAAGTGGGTGGAGCTTGGTATACATTAGTGGACCAAAACGGAGATGAACATAAGTTTCAGTCAAAAGATTGGGAAGAATTAATTACCAAAAATGATGAACTGAGAGAATATGTTTACCAACTCATTTGTGATAAGGTTATATTACAATACAAAGAAAAACTTGGTATTGATGATGTAGAATTCACAGATGAGGTGCTCGGTGATTAACAAAAGACACCTATCGATTTTAGACGAAATCAAAAAATCTGGCGGCGAAATAGATAGTGGAAAACCTAATGACTCGGTTTTATTGATAGACGGAATGAACACTTTTATTAGAGTGTTTTCTGCGATACCAACTACTAATGAGGACGGAGTTCACGTTGGTGGAATAGTTGGTTTTTTAAGGTCATTGGCTTTCGCAATCAATATGATTAGACCTACCCGAACAATCGTTGTGTTTGACGGAAAGGGTGGGTCTAACCGCCGTAGAAAGATATTTCCACAATACAAAATGGGAAGAAAAATGTCGTATCGTTTGAATAGAGCGAACAATTATTTGACTCGTGAAGAAGAACAAAAGATGATGATACGACAACTCAATCGTGTTGTGGAGTATTTAGAGTGCTTACCAATCACACTCATCAATATAGAAAACAATGAAGCAGATGATGTGATTGGGTATTGCACAAAACATATCTTTAAAAATAACAAGTCTACAATTATGTCAACAGACAAAGATTTCTTACAATTAGTAGATGAAAATACAAAACTTTATTCACCAACAAAAAAGAAAATGTATGATGAACAAAAAGTATTTGAAGAATATGGAATACACCCAAAGAATTTTTTATTATTTAGAATGTTTGACGGAGATAAGTCAGACGGAATACCAGGTGTAAATGGTATTGGTATGAAAACATTAGTAAAGTTATTTCCATTTATGGAAACAGAAGAAAAATATACATTGGACGATATATACAGAAGTGCAGAAACACAAAAAAATCCATTGTGTGAAAAAGTATTACAATCAAAAGATTTATTAGATATGAACAGAAGACTTATGGATTTAGATGATAGTATTATATCTGGCAATACTAAATTAAAAATTAAAGAAATAACAGAAAGACCAATTCAACGAGTAATCAAACATAGATTTCAGAAGATGTTTTTAGAAGATAAATTATATCAAGCATTACCTAATCTAAATAGTTGGTTGGCAACAACATTTAACAGATTAAACTTTATGGCGGAGGAAACACATAAATGAACAGACAATTAATTAACGGAGATTGTTTAGAAGAACTAAAAAAACTTGATGATAATTCAGTAGATTTATTATGCACAGACCCACCGTACGGTTATGGATTTATGGGAAAACATTGGGATACATTTAAAGAAAAAGACTCTACGAAATCTCAACAAGTTGGTTGGATGAGTCCAGGTATGAAAAAAGACACTTATGGTATGAAAGAATTCTTTGACCCGATTTGGAAAGAGTGTTTAAGAGTATTGAAACCAGGTGCATTAGCATTTGTGATGTCGGCACCAAGAAGTGATGTTCAGACGATTATGTCTCAAACTCTACGAGACGCAGGATTTGATATTAGTTTCACACCAATCTATTGGACTTACGCAAGTGGATTTCCAAAAGCAATGAACATTGGTAAGATGATTGATAAACGAGACGGAAACAAAAGAGAAGTTATCGGTATTGATAAAAACTCTGCACCAGACCTACGAGATGTTGGTAAAAAATCAAAAGAAGCAATCGGTATTGATAAATTATCTTATGGACAAGTAGAAAATGCAGAACGAAAAGAAATGGAAATAACTAAAGGTAGTTCAGAATTAGAGGGAAGTTATGGTGGGTTTCAACCAAAACCAGCAGTTGAAGTTGTTCTTGTCGCAAT